ATCGAACGTTACGGGTGCACCCTTGAATAGCAGGTTCTGGAACCCGCCGTCGGCCATATCGGTATCAGTGTACCGAATCTGGCTCTCCAAAAGTGCCTCGTACTTCTCGTACAAAGCCTGCGTAGTGACAACGATAGTCGGCTGGGCATTACCAACCGAAATGGTGTTATACACGTTGGCCATGCTGGTCTGAGTGAGCGCGCCACTCAGATCAACCTCAGTGGACTTCCACCACGAGTTGCCTGAACCAAGCGGATTGATTCCACCAAGGGTCACACCGGTTCCGCCGACAATGTTGCCTATGCCGTTCCAGTCCTTGTTGCTGTTGCCAGTGCCGTCAGCCCAAAACATGGTGTTCATGTTTTCAATAATGGATTCCTGCGTCTGGAAAATCTTGCCTTCCAGCAGATCAATGATCTCCGCCTCACCATTATTCTGGGCCTCTTCCAAACCGTTGATCGTTACGGTAGCCGCATACTGTCCCCAGTCGTACTCAGCCGCGCTAATACCCGTCTGAGCCGTAATGTCAATAGTATCCGTGGTCGCGTACGAGCCAGCAGTTGAGTTTGTCCCATAAATGATTGGGACTACGATACTCTGACCACCCGAAATACGCCGAATCGTCTGACCGTTCGTCAACGCATAGAACAAAGGCCTTGCGCTGAAGATGTTGTCAGTCAACTTCGGGATGTAATTCTTGAGGGTGGTAGACAGAATCGCATCAAAATCGGCGTTACCCGCCATAGTCTGTCACCTTCTCTCTAAGTTATGAAGACAGTTCCTGTTTAGCAATCTCGAAAGCCTCACGAATGCTTGACACGGGCTTATCAGAACTTTTACGGGAGGAACCAGCCTGCTTGGAACCTGACGGTTCCACCACGTTGGCGCCACGCTTGGCTTTCAGACGGCCCTGTTCTGCTTCCAACTTCTCCGCTTTTGTGGCCACATCGTTGTACCGCATGTGTGTTAACGCGGCTTCCAGATTGCCTATCTTGTTGCGTAGAGCATGTTGAAAGAGTTCAGATTGGTCAAAGTCGCCGTACTTCCCCTTCAAAACAGTAACTTGCTTCTCTAATGCTTGCTTCTTGTGTATCCGGTCGTAACCTTGCACGCGGCCTTCAAGGTCCTGCAACCGTTTGGAAGTCGCATCATCCGGTCCATCCCACGAAGACCCAATCGGGTCCCCGGACTGTTCCGGAGTCGCGCTTATTCCAAACGCATCGCCAAGAGCCCTGAGTGTTGACTCTGGATCTGATTCCAGAGACGACACAATAGCCTCAGCCTGTTCCAACCTTTTACGTTCGGATGCCAACTCCTGCGTCTTACGGGTGTAATCCGACTGACGTTGGTATCCATCCCGAAGTTCCTCTAGGCTGACCTGCTGCTCTCCGCCATCCACCTTGACGGTGAATGACTCGCCTGCCGGTTCCTGCGAAACCTCAACTGAAGAATCTGGGTTGACCGACTCGTCGGTTCCCGTCGCATCCTCTGCCATTATTCTATTTTCTCCTCGGAGTCCGAATGGTTGCTCCTATAAGACAGCCCTAAACTGTCCCACCTACTGGTTTCCTATCTGGGGTCGAAAGTTCAGCCCCATTTGATCTTGGAGTTGCTTCATCAGTTCCGGCGGCAGCGGAGGGCCACCATTGCCCCCCATGGGCATACCCCCCGGGGGCATTCCCTGTGGCGCCCCCTGTGGAGCCTCGCCGCCCTCCGGGGCCATCGGCTGCTGCTGCATCAGGAACTTGTCCGGGTCTTTCACCCCGAACGAGTTTTGCAACACGTAACGAACCAGCGCACCCGGATCGACCACTGTTCCAACAAACGGTGCCAAAGCCTGTAACAACTCAACGGCTTGCCGTTTCCGTACAGTGTCGTTGATCGGCTGGGTGGAACCCGCTTCCACGCTGAAGTCGAACTCTCCGACAATATCGTCCCGCGTGTACGTGATGAACATGTCCTGAGGACCGGCAATAGCGACCCGTGCCATCTGCTCACCGGTCATAAACTGTTGCATGACCTGCACGACACGGCGTGCCACATGTGCGATGGCCAGTTCAACGATGGCCAACTTTTCAGCCACCCGACTGTTGCCCGCATCAGCAATAATGCTCGCTTCGGTCGCTGTGCGACGAATCTCCGGCATCTGACCGCGTGCGTACTCTGACACACCAGACACCGTGTTGATGTCTTCCTCAATGATCGCTGAGAAGTTGTACACGTCGGCAGACAACGGTGTCTGCGGCATCGGAATAACAACCTCTGACAGTGGCTTGTTTTCGTCCACTACGGGGACCAGACGCCCATCCTCGTCAGATTCCAGAGCCTCACGGCCCTCAGGGCCAAACGACCGTTCGTGGTACAGGTATTTGCGGGCGTACCGTTTCCGGGCGTTCACCAACTGGGAACGGGTCTTGTCCAACTCCAACTGCAACGACTCAATGCTTTCCAAGTCGCCCATCGGATAAAAATAGTCCGGCACGTCGTAGTTGCGCAGCATCACAAACGGTTGACCGTACGCATACGGCATGGGTGACGGATCTACAAGAAATTCGGCACCCGACTGGGGCAGCACAGCCATGGTGTTGTTTTCAATGTCATAAAACTCAAACACCACAGTGCGTTCATCGTCAATCAGGAATTGTTCCTGTTCCTGACGGTCCGTTGTACCAAAGACCGGGTTCAGCAACGAATCGGCACTCAGATCCTTACGCGCACTCGCCTTGTACCGTTTATCCTTCTTCGCTTCATCCAAGGACCGGACGATACGTTGCGCAATCCACTTCGCATCCTCAATACAGGTCGCCTCCGGGTCAATAAAAATGTCAAACGGGGAAACCCGATCCACAAACGGCTGATCCTCCACCACCGTCATAGACGTAGTGGGAATGTCGGCTGCCACCTGAGCATTATCAGGCAACTCACCGGCCATGAACGGATCCTCAGCAGCAAGAATGTCCATTTCGCTGACAGCCGTCTGGAACATTTCGTCCCGTTCAGCGTCACCTAACGTGCGTTCCTGCTCCACGAACTTCCAACCGACCTTCAACCAGCCGTGGCCGAAGATCAGAAAGTCTTTAACGGCCCGTTGGAAAGGCTTACGGAAATCGTGATGCCGCCACAAATAGTTGATGACCGCTTCAACAAATGTTGCCCGATCCTGATTTTCCTCCTTGTTGGGAGAAACAACCACCTTCGGATAGTTGACCGACACAGACGGCGCAATCACGTTCACTGTGCTGAACGCTAGGTTGACTGCCACCAAATCTTGGTTGGCGGTCGTCCTAGGCCAATGCTTGCCCCTGTACAGGTCGTTCATGCGGCGCCACAGGCTGTCGTAGCCCATTTCGTCACGCCACCGTGCGGCCCCCTCCAACTTGCGTTGAATTATCTCATACTTGTCAGCGCGAGTCAGACGAGCCATCAGAAATATGCCTTATCGGGTAGACGTTCAATGTTGCGACCTGCCGCCTTCGCTTCCTGTTCAACCTTCGCCCCACGCTGCTTGCGGGTCAAATGCTGTTCATCCGGGGGCAACTGGGAGCGTAATGCGCGACCCGTGTCGAAACGGATCCCTGCAAGTTTCTGACGCCACTTCCACAGTTCGGCAAGTTCCATGTCACTCTTAGGGCCTTTAACCCCAACCGTGTATTCGCAGAACTCCTCGTAGGACGCCTCCGGAGGGAGGATCGCCACAGTTACGGGCGCTTGGTGTGCGGTGCAGCGTTATGACCCCTCAGGTCAGGCTGCGGCTTGGACGGCTCAACCTTGCCCGTGATGCCATGCTGGTTCAGAGGCGTCTCACGCACCGAAATCTCACCGTAGCCACCCGTCTGGGAAGCATACTTGGGGTTGCTGAACCGCTGCTTGGGCGAGTTCGGAGCCGCAGGCTCCCAAATCGGGTTGGACACGACAGAACCGCCGCGCTCCATCTTGTCGTTCTGGCCGCTGCGACCATCAACTGTCTGAGTTCCGTTTGTATGAGAAACGAAATTGGACCGTGCCATCAGAAACCTCCTAGGTTTCGCAAAAGTATCCTAAAGTAACAGACTAGACTGTCCCACGTACCGTGTTTGCACCGATCCGCAGATCAGGGTTCTCGTCCGGTTTGATCATTCGGGCAAACCAGTCGATAGTCCAGTAGTCGTCCACCCGGGGGGTGAACTCTGGCATGAACGCATACTGGCGCATCTGATTGGACAAAGCCAACGCCATCACACGGTCATCGTGCGGGGAACCGTTCATCGAACCCCGACTGGACCGAACGTACGTACGCAACTCTGCCAACGTGTACCGGTCATGGATGATCAACTCGTCGTTACGGATCGCCATACCCAGATCGTCAATCAGCAACGGTTTCGTCGTACGGGTCGTTTTCCACCCGAACTCTTGCGACACCTTGGAAATCGAAGTGTTCAACGTGCGTTTCCGAAACAGGTTCGGATGCCCCAAATGGCGCAACTGGACAATAGTTGTCAAACCGTGATTGTTTGACTCCACACACGTCAAAGCGTCGTTATACCACCATGCCAAACGGATCACCTCGTTGGCCAACGTATCTGGTGGAATATGCCCATGCCAGATCGCAACCTGCTCACCGGAACGCACATCCAGCACCTGTGCGCACGAATAGTCGCCGTGCGCCAACCCCTCCGCCGTATCGACACCGATACAGTACGGGTGGCCCGGAACAGGTTCACGCCAAACTGTGAGCATCTTTACGCCATTCCACCGCACGCGGGTACGGTTCCCACAAATAACCCATCTGACCTTCTTCAACGGTGCTGTTCATCGCCTCCAACACGTCCAAATCGAACACCGGGTTACCCGACTTGATAAACGCCTCTTCGGGCGTAGACGGATACTCCTGAGCCAACTGCCACGACAGCATCGACTCCTTCTTCGACTGGTACCACGACTCGTCGCGGTCCTCAGTCGCAGACCACGGAAAAAACATTGGCTCAAACCGGTTGGAACCAGTCTGCGACCCAACCCACAGTTCGTGAAAAAAGTTACCCGACCCGTTAGCCGTAGACAGCCCGATAATGCGACCACCAACGTCAGCCACCGGTTCTATAGAAGCCCACGCTTCCTCAGGGTTTGGAAGGAACGCCCATTCGTCAACCACAACCAACGATGCTGACTCGCCACGAGCAGGATCGGATGCTGAAGGCATCGAAGTAATCTGCGACCCGTTGCTGAACGCCATCTTCTGCTGATGCTCCACCAACGAATCCGGTCCACGTTCCAACATCCAATCCGGCATATGTTGGAAGCCATACTTTGACTTCCGTAGCAGCAACACCGATTCCCGCTCCGTACGCGACAGGTCAATAATGTTCTGATCGTCACGGAAAAACGCCAACCAAAACTGGTGGGCAGCGATCAACGTCGTCCACCCAATCTGACGGGCCTTCAGAGTCAGAGAATAACGGTTATCACGCCACCGCTCTAAGGCTTCAGACTGAGCGTCCCTGAGATCAAAAAGTATTCGACCATGAGCAGGATGAGCAATATACCAATACTTACGTAAGAAGTACGACTCATCCTTGGCGCATTTGCGCCACTCGGCCTCTTGACGAAGTTCACTTCGACGGGTCATTGGCAGACATCACATTCCTCGACCTCATCCGCCCCGCACTCCAAAGGTTCCTCATCGTGAAACGGGTCACCCAAAGGCGATAAAATGGGATTCTCACCAAACGCCTCCTCACGCCACGCAAGATCATCGTCATAAAACTTGCGCTCCGACATTAGTAACCCTTCTTACCGCGCGTGACCTTCTTCCCAGTCTTCTTAGCGTGCTTCTTCGCAGCAGCCTTACCCTTCTTGCTGTACGAGAAATGCTTACCACCAACCTTAGGCACTCTCCACCATCCTTAGATGTCGTACTTCAGCCTCCAGAGCAGAGGCCAACTCTTCATCAGAAAAGCCTGCGATGTCCCGCTCATCCTCCACCACCACCCTCCTACGTGGAGTGAACTTCTCAATATACTGAAGATACAAGGACGCAGCCTTCACATCGCCATCGCTGGCGCGCTGCCAGAGCGAGTCGATAACGCTCTGAACCCTTTCAGGGTTGATGTTCAGATCGGCCGCGTGTTTATCCCACTCCTTGATGAAACGGTGGTCACGTTTGATCCGACGTAGTGAGTCTTCGTGGATGTCATGGGCCGTGGCCCACTCGCGTTGGGTTCGTGGTTCTCGCTCCGGGCCTTGCAGGAACCATTCCAGAAGTTCCTGCCACAGGGGTGGCATGACCTTCTCGCCTGTTTCCTCGTCCCAGAGCCACCCACGGCCCCCTCCGTTCTGTGGCATCTCTTCCTCCTCGGTAGTCATCACCTGTAAGACTACCCGTCCCAT